CTTGTCCCACTATCGTTCAAATAGTTATCAATCTTCCTGAATATAGGAATCTTGACTTCCGCTGAACGGAAATTGCATTAATTTGCGTTTTACGTTTAAGATTTCTTGGTTTTTGTACCAAAATTGAACATTACAACTATATCTCTCGATATAGTCGAGGCTTGTTGCCTGCAGATCAAGATAAGCATGCTCATAAATGAGTCTTCTAAAATCTTGTACCTAAGTAGCTCTGGCTATGCTACGTGCCTCGGGGGCTGTCGTTTGAAAAACAACGCTAAGTCCGAGATCGGTAATCCAGCTTTCAAAGCTCTGCTAAGATAAATACAACCTGTTAAGGCTCTGTCATTAGCATTACTTCTTTGAAAGTGATTTTAGAGGGGCTGTGTGATTCAACCATTTGTAAGGTTGCACAACCTCAGTCCTCGCAAGAGGATCCGCCTTGTAAGGCGCTCTGCGGCTCGCTGGTGCTCTGACCGTGGTATTAATTTAGCGACTATGTCCAAAAGCGGATATGGCCGTCACTGAAGGAGTTTCCGGAGAAAACCGAAGGGTTAACTTGGGCTCTCTGTCTGCTCTACAATTCTGGAAGTATCCGGATAGTTTTCACTATCTTGAATACTTTCATCCTTGGGCACTTTGGGGCGAACAAAGTAATGGTGATGTAAACATCCCGTCTAAAAAACGGTTTCACTGCTAGTTTTTAACGATTTTCTATGATAAATCATATCAACCGTGTAGGTAGAGTGGCCAAATACGGTGTTGCCTTGGTAATCAATGTATAAAACCTGGATATACTCTCGGCAGAGTACATATTGATTATCATCAAGAAATGGTGCCAAAAGGATGACGTGTATCTACGAGGATTTCCGTAAATCTAAACTAATATTTGAAAAGGAAGTACAGGGGAGCTCAACTCCCATCTTTTAATGAGCTGACGTAAAGGTCGGCCCTCTCCAGTGCTAGTTACTTGTTGAGAAATCTCTAGATCGAGAATAAATAATCGACGTAGGCGTGACAACGTACATTCACGCATTCCTCCATAGGCAACCCATCAACTGTAAAATAATTTTTTGAAAAAATGAAAAACATATTTAAAAAATCGGTTTTACTTTCAGAATTGTTGGAGAAACAGAAAGCTCTTTTAACTGAGCTGCTCCCAATAAAAGGGGGGCTTGCACTGGTCAAATTTTACCTTGTAATCTTTGGCCTTTGCTACGCGAAGGCACCCACTAAGAGTAATGTAAAGGTGTTAAAGGCTTTCTGTAGATTCCTTTACACCTGCAACAGAAACTCTGGTACTGAGTTTTTAATCCTGTACCTTAAGACCTGCTCGGTATTGCTACAGCAGTACTGTGCTCGGCAGAAATCCGTCACTCCTTCTAGAGCAATTGCGAAGGTAGGGGTTGCGGTCACACGGCGTGGTTTACCACGAATTATACCTCGTGTGCAGCGGCGTTTAATCCGAAGAGGTGATCCGCGTATCATCTCCCTCTGGTTGTCTCTTTTTAATACATATAGATACCTAATGTGTAAACACAAAAGTTTCAATGCAAAGACAATAACAGACAGTTTCACTGGAGATCAACGAGTTTTTGTTGATCTTGAGTCCTTTATCCCTCCTTTCTGGGAGGCTCTAAAGGTCGATAAACTGCAAGGTTTACGGGAAACTGCGGGGCGTGGGAAGTTCGTGCTCAGTGAGAAGGTCTCCGCCCTTATCACTATGGCTTCTGGGGTTACTGGAACCTCTTATGAAGCTATCATGGCTGCGGTTTTCGCTTGACGGGGAAAAATTCTAAATGCAAAGTCTGCACTTAGTTTCTCTGAGTTATCTGCATCTGATGAAGATGAGCGTAAGGTCAGAGATGCTTCCCTTGTTCGAGCCCTAACGCATATCATGGAACATGTATTCCCGGATCTAAAAGCTCTGCTTTTAGGTGGCAACATCACTCTTCCTGTTCAGAAGAGTTTACCAGCTGATCTGCCTCGGAACTTCGACCCTAGTATTGGTCGGATCCGGGGAAAACTTTGAATTGAACAGCATGGGACTTCTACCTTGGTAGTGAATCCTAGGCTTACTGGGGGAGTCATCGTAAAAAATGACGAGCCTCGTAAATTCAACTTTTTCGAGCAGATTTGGAGCCTGGTAACAAATCCTCAATTTGTGAGAACTTTGGATGGTGCCGCAATTGGACGCCTGGTTGCCTTAAAAGAAGCTGCAGGTAAGTTAAGAACCGTAGCTATAGTGGACCCACTAACACAATGGGTGTTACGTCCGGTCCACTTATGGTTGTTCCGTATATTATCTTCTATTGCTGAAGATGGAACTTTTGACCAAATAAAAGCTTTTTTAAGCTTTTCGCATTTGGGTCGGTTTAAGTTTATTGATCCTTCGTGTTCTTCACTGGATCTCTCAGCCGCTACCGACAGGCTTCCATTAGAATTACAGGTAAGATTGTTATCTTACCCGTTCGGAAAGGAGTTCGCTCTGAATTGAGGGAGACTCCTGACTCATAGGTTCTATGTCAAAGCCTTCAAATCTTACTTATATGCTGTAGGGCAACCAATGGGAGCTCTAAGTTCTTGAGCCTCCCTTGCTATCACTCATCATTTTATGTGGCAGGTATCGGCCTGGATGAGTGGAGTTTGTGCCGTGGGGACATGGTACAAACAGTATAGAGTACTGGGTGACGACTCATGTTCACGTGTAACTCGTGTCTGAGAAGCGTACCTAGTCCTATGTCAACGGCTCGGTGTTGGAATCTCCCTTCCTAAGAGTCTACTGTCTCCCATCGGAGCTGTAGAGTTCGCTAAGAAGTTTTCCACACCCCGTGGTAATTGCTCACCTGTTAGTATAGGTGAGTCTTTTGTGGCCCGAAAACTTTTCGGTGTTTGTATAGGTCTTTTATGGAAATATCCAAAACTGCGCCTACAAGACGTCTTACGTCTATACAATTATCGCCACAAAGTTCTCGGCTCGCTGCAGGGCTCTTTAGAAAAATTACCAAAAAGAGCACGTAACTTAGTTATTGCTGCGACATCCCCCTGGGGCCCCCGCCCCACTCCACTTGTCGTGGAATGGTTGGAAATGGTTTCCTTAAGCGGGAAGAAAAGGGAAATGGATTGGGGTTTCATAACTTGTGAACTGTTACTTTTAGTTAACAAGCTGAAACGGGATATGGGTAACTGGATGCTTACGCACCAGGGTGACAGACGTTTCGCTTATCTGGAGACTTCTAATCGTAAGATCAGGAGTTCCATTAAAGATTTGGTGACATCTGACCCATCTCTTGCCAAGAGTATCCATGGTCTGATACTCTCCCCCTTAGCCGAAAAAGCTATTGCGGATGCGCGCCTTATTAGATCAGCCATTATGGCTCTCTACTGGGACCTGCACGCACGAAACTTCCAAACTGACCGTATGGAATTTAATGAGTTCTTCGGTAGGTATATTAAACTCCTTAGAGAGTTTGATAGACTACCATCTGATGTTTATCATCAGTTCCCTGAAAAGGAAGAACTTTTTAAAGACCTCATCGGTGCCGTGAAGCTTCATAACCGGCTAGCAATAAGCACCATGGTTACAAGTAGATCTGCTATGAAATCGCAGCATTTACTTCGTAAACAAAAGAAATACAAACCTTTAGTCGAAGACAAGGTTGAATTCAATCTTTATCCTGAACGAGGTTTCCTCGGACGGGTAAAAGTGGTGAAGTGGTAGGAGAAGTCCTTTATACTATTTCTAGTTGTTTTGACTCTACTCATGCCGTAAATCGCTCTACGGATCCTACATGAGTTTGCTGTTAAAAAGGTGGCAATTCAACTTACGTCTATACTAAGCTTAGGACGTATAAGACGGCAGTACATCTCCGTAATGATGCGACATACATTACATTAATGGTGCTGCTAACGCAATCGGGCATAAGATCCCGAATAATCGTTTAAGATGAACCATCATGGTAAAGTACCCCACCTCAGGGGTCGGCTTCC